ACAGCCATAAAAGTATCACTCCTTTATATTTCCACCAATTAAAGGGCTGTTTTGCTCCTCATCGCTATAATCTGCGAATGGCTTGTCATTTATCTTGGATGACTTTTCTTCTTTAAAGACATTTGATTCCTGATACTTCTTAACACCTTCTCCACTTCTTTCAATAACTTGGTTGTTATCTTCGAAGAGTGGTGCTACTGTAACAGCATCCCTTAAGTCGAATCCATGGCTTAAAAGTGTTGCTATTGCGTTTGTTTTTACAGTAAGCTCATAAGTCTTACTTCGTTTTATGTTAGGCTGAATATCAGTGAATTTCAGATTTAACAAAGGACTGTCAGCTGGTACATATGGAGAAACTTGAATCGCTCTCAAAACAACCTTTATTTCTTCCATTTTGCAACTTTCCATAATATTCTGTTGCTTTTGCGCTTCTGCTTCTGCCGTACTCCAACCAGTAGCACTATCCATAGCAATACCGGTAGAACCACCACTGTTATCATTTCTTGATGGTACATTGCACTTTTGCAAAATCAACGAACGTCTTGACGCAATATTTTTTAACATTCCGTCATAATCATAATCTACAACCAATGGTGCAATTTTAGGCGTTTTACCATCTGTAGTAGAAAATGTCTGTAACCACTCATTTGATTGTGGTTTTCTAGTTTCTTCTGTCTCTGTTCCATCTTCATTTTTCGTGACAACTTTTGGAAACTCAACATCTACCGTATGCCATACAACTTGTGTGTTCTGCTCTACATCGTTTGTAAAGTCAGAAATCAAAAGATTGAGATTGTCCATTTCAGAAATCTGTCTTTCGAAACAACCCATTCTGTCATATGACCTAAACCATTCAATAATCGGTATTACTCCTAATGGGTTTTTTTCTCCACTTCTAGGCAAATGCTTAAATCCTTTTAATTCAAACCTAAAATCAACAGTAAATGCTGTTATGTATTTAATTCCGTTAATTTCTCTGTAAGTTCCGGCTATCATTATTCTTTTGTCAAAATAATAACTTGAACGAATAACAAATGTATTTGTAGGCTCAAGACTTTCAACCTTGAAATAACTCCCACCAAGTTTAATATCTTGTTCGTCCATGTTCAAATCAATGTATGTATATCCCAAACAGCCAATTTCAACATTTCTTGCAAGGTGTTGTGTCTTTTTTCTTATTTCTTCCGACTCATAACAAGAATTTAGAATTGATATTCCGTCAGTTATTGCCGAATTATCTCCCTTGTCTTCTCCTCTCTGAACAAGAGTAATAGGATTTCCCCAATGAAATGCGGTCTTGAAATCTGTTACTTCGTTTGCAACATTATCTACACATTCACAATCAATGTCCGGTCTATACTTTTTAGGTTTTTTCCTTACAATCGGTTGATTCCCTTTTTCGTATTCGTCTAAAAACTTAATTCTGTCGGCATTTCTTTGATGTACAGGAAGTAATTCTTGCAAAATCGGTATTATATTTTCGTATGTAATTACCGGCTCATCTGTCAGTAATTCGTATCTTCCTATCTGCATATTTGCACCTCTAAATCACTAATGAAATGTCTTTCCGCTACTTGTATTTCTTTTTGGTATATCTTTTAACTTGATTTCTTTTGTCTTCACATCGAAAACTACTCTTTTATTGCATTTTCTACAATTCACAATTACATTTATTCTTGATTTTCCATCCCATGTTGCAACTTTTCTTTTGCATTTAGGACAATATATTTTTAATTCTGCCATATTCTTTACCCTCATTTTTCCAATAAAAAAGCACCTACATAACGTAGATGCTTCGGAGTGTTTTGAACGAATTTGATTTTTATTCTTATCTATTATTCATTATAACTTGTTAATTTTGCGACATTCCATGACATGTTATCATTTTTTATATGTTTTACCATATTTTTTTTCAAATTCTTGTAATGCTTTTCCATGTAGTCTTAAAATTTGCCTTGACGAATATGCCATATCTTCCGCAATTCTCTCAAATTTTTTCTTTTGCACATATCTTGAAAATAATAACTGATAATATACTTCGTCTTCCATACTGTCTATTTGCTTTATTATTTCTTGTTTTTTTGAAATATACTCATCTATGTAGTTATCTAATTCAATTTCTTTTTGCTCTATCTTAACAATTATATTTCCAATTCGGTCAAAGTTGCTAGATGATTGTACTCTTTCCTCATTTTTTATTGCTGATACTCCGTAAGACAAAGTTTTTAATTGACATATTTCAGACAATTTATTTTCAATAACCTTATCCATTCGACTAATCTGCTCTAAATATTCCTTAGTCTCCATTGTTTTCCCCCTTATCCTTTAAAACCTTTCTAACCATTATTTTTGTTTCAACAACTGCAAGTAAAATTACTGACATGCATGAATAATACAAATTATCTGTTACTAATGTGCATATAACAATTATTAGAATATAACTTAAAAAATCTATCATAACACCCTCCTATATTGGACTTGAAATAATTGCTGATTGCCTTACTCTGTTTCCTTTTGTCATTCTCAATGCAAAGTTTGAGAAAACATCCGGAACGTCGTCAAGTTGCTTCTTGCCACTGACGGAATATTGTTTTAATAAGCTCATCATTACTCCGTATGGTTCTTTCGGTGTGTATAAAGACGCATCTTTGAAAATCACATTCTGCAAAATCCAACTTGAACATTGAAAAATTCTTGCCTCTTTGTTTGTTTCCGTAGGTTTGCTTGTGATATTACATATCCAACCTTTATTTTCCACTCTCTTGTTTACTTCAAGTGCTACTCTATCGCCACCTGCATTACTTTCAAACTCGCAGTCTTGCACTTCATTGTTTACAAGAGTATTCGCAGCATTCTCATATTGCATTTCATAATCAGCAGTATTATCGCAAACACAATCTACACAATACCAATCATCTCCATATTTGTGTAATACCGGCATAACAAAGTAATCTGTACCCTTGCCCTTTGTATCGCATTGTGCTGTAATAACTTCCGGCTCTCCGTGTGGCAAGTTAAGGTATCTTCTGATTTTATCTTCGGGAAATAATAAGCCCTCACGCTCAATAGGTTGCTGTTTGAATAAGCAGTTATACGATATTTCATCCATAAGGTGCGCTTGGTCGTTAAAAAACGCAACTGTAAAGCCTTGGTATTCGTAATCAAAGTTGCTTTGCCCGGTCTTTTCGTCAATATCCGGCATTGCAATTACTTTTACCCTCGGATTTCCCTCATACATTTGGATAACCCTGCCGATTACATCCCCAACGCTCCATCTCGTAGCATTGATAATCTCTTTACAAGGTCTATCTTCGCTATCCATTGTTTTTCTCTGTCTCGCATCGACAGTATAAGCACCCCATTGTTTTTCAAGGGTATTTTTATTTAATGCTTCTTCCAGTTTACCAATCATATCATCAACAAGAAGAAACTTACTTGCTCTTACCTTACCTGCATTCTCTGAACCAACAGAAGCGGTTTGTAATGACGGAAACGGCTTGTACTTGCCAACATTAAACTGTTGCATTTTCGCATTTGTAGAAGTTATATTTAAATCGGGAAATATTTCGCGCCAAGTGTACTCTAAATCGTTTGAAACCATTTGATATACGCCGTCATAGTACATTCTTGTAATATCGCCACTATGAGAGTAAAAAAGGCTATAATCATTCGGATACCAACCGATAACCGCCGAATTAAAGAACTTCAACAAGGTTGTTTTCCCTGTTCCGGGTGGCATTGATACGCAAATTATGTCGTAAAGGTCATCAATCGTGCCTTGGTAAGCGTCTATAAGACCAAATTTCGCAAATTGCGGTCTTTTTGGCATATAAAATCTCTCTTTTGGCTCTCTTTTCTTCTCCAAATACAACAAATAACTGTCTAGCACCTTGTTTTGTGCTTCAACACGCAAAATATCGTATCTTTTATCCAAAATGTCGTACCAAGTCTTGTTGGCAAACGCAAATTTCTCTAATTCCCAAGCATTTCCACCGCCTGTAAGCCGTAAAATGAAGTCATCAATAATGTTTTTCGCCCTACTTGATACTTTTAAACCATATTCACGGTCTTTTTCGGTTGTAAGTGCCGATTGTGCCGCCAAAGTGTACGCATTTACCACTTCTTCCGTAATTCCGTGTCGCTCTATATAGTTTTCATACCCCTGTATCGCTTTTTGCAACTCTTTAGAAGCCATAAAAATAGCACCTCATTTCTGTAATACA